TAATTATAATTAATCCTTTTACTTACATTAAAAATATTATTATCAGCATTCGATCCAACTGGTAAACTACTATTAGGTATATCGGACCAATTAACTGCATCATTAGATGCTTGAACACTCATCACACCAACTGGAGTAGATCCATCAGTCCATATTGCTTGAATAGAATAACCTGGTACATTAGTTACATTTCCTGGTAAGGAAAAGAAATCAGAACCCATGTTATTAACTACATCAGCAAACAATATTTCAGTTGGCTTAGATTGGAACGACACTTAACGCTCCTTTATTGGTTAACGCCAGGGATCGCGGGAGGTTGTCCAGTTCCCGGAACATTTGGTAGACCCGGTAATTTAATTCCTGGGGGAGTCGAACCTTGCGGCGGTCCCATTGGTCCATGTTGAGCGGGAGGAGGTTTATGTCCACCTGGTTTGTGTGGTCCGCCTGATGGAGGAGGCCCACCGGGTCCTGGAGGAGGTGCCCCTGGTCCACCACCTGGAGGTGGAGTTCCTTGAGGACCGCCTTGAGGTTGTTGCAAAGAAGGCTGGCCAAGTATATTAAGTAAGTTAGGATCTGCAGTTTTAAGTTGTTGAATATGATCTTGAATATGTTTAAGTACAGCTTGAACAACATCTGCATTTTGTCTAGCATCAGGAGAAGCGAGTACACATTTATGTTCTTTAATATGAAGAACATGTTCATCAGTTACAAGTACTTGAACTGGTTGAGCTTCAGCTAAATTTTCATTTTCAGCTTTAATATTAGATAGTTCGCTTAGCTCACCTTCAACCATCACATCAAGATTACCAGTCTTCATGACCATAATATAATCTTGAGCAGTCTTAATAATGCCTTGTTGTAACAAGTTATTAGCCATTTCAAGTTTACCAGCAGTTGTTTTTGATAAAGGATTACCCATATCTACAACTACTCGATTGACTTTATCTAAATCATTACCAGTAAATTCTTTCATATAAGAACGATTATTCTTACCGACAATCATTGCAACTCTAGGCACTGCTGCAAAATCTCTAAGAGTTGTAATAGTAGCAGTTCCGACATCTTCTATAAGTTGTGCGAATGATTGTTGAAGTCCTGAATTGAATTGAATAGCCATTGACTGAACTAAAGCTAAAGCATTTCCAGATCTTAGATTAGCTTCAGGATTACCTCGAGCTACAGAGTTAACTCCAGATAGAGTTTCCATTGTAGATTCAATTTTATTAATGAAGTTAAAAATTTCAGGAGGAGTTTTAGTTAAATTAAGAGCTTCTGGTTTAACGCCACTTGTCGCGTCATATTCAATAACATTTAAACCGCCAGGAAGTGAGCTATATGATATATTATGACCTTGGGGCAATAGAAGATTCTGTACACCAAAAGTAGATTGATTAGTAACTACAATTGAATACAAACCATCTAATGTTTCTTGTAAACCCATCAAATCAAAAGCAACTGTATAACCATTAGGTGTTCCAATGAATTCAGAAGGGGCAATACGATATACTGGAATATTACGATACGGCAACGGTCCATCATAAAGAACCGCTTCTTTAGTTACATAAACTAATTGACGGCCATTTGGAAGTGCTTCTGATTTCTCATGGTAAAATTCATAAACAGCTATAAGATCAGATCGAAGTTCACCATCTGTTTTAAACTTATAATTAAAGGTCATATCAAAATCATCTTTAGTCCTAGCTTTAAGAATTTCTTCTTTAAGTTCAGGATACTTAGCAGCAATTTCGAAACGATTTTTCCAATGGCGTACAATTAGCCAATCATTAGAATAAGTATCAGGAGCAAATACATCTTTAATAACATCTAGAGGCGGCAATACTGAATAAACTATGTCGCCTGTGAATTGAATATTATTAGTCTCTGGATCGACAGAATATTCATCACCTTCTGAAGTATCCCATTCCATTCGAACGTAACCTTCACCAAAAACTAAAGCATATTCAGTTGCTGCTTTAAGAAAACGTTCCAAACGTTTTTCTCTCATATAATAATCAAGAATACCATTAGCAAGAATAGTTTGAGCTAATGAACGATAATCTGTATTGATTGCCCTAGCATCCATTGCTGGACGACTAGAAGTTGTCATAACTAAAAGATGTTGAAGTAAATTTCTGAAATGATTAGCTTTAATTAAGGACAGTTCACCTTGTTCACCTGATTTAATAATCTCAGAAGCCGTATGTCCTGATCCAGATGAATTATAACCATAATAAGATGCATAAGATTTTGTCATCTTACGAAACATTCCGCTCATGCTGATATTTTCATACCACATGTCGATCTTTTTGTCTAATTCAGCAACTATATCATCTTTAGATAATGTAGCAAAATAATCATTTTTATTAGATGGGGATGAAGATGAACTGTATCCGTCGCTCATAATTTTGAACCTTTATGTACTTATTAATGATTAATAAGTGTTTTTCTTCCCTGGATTGTTATTAGAATTAGGGAAAAACTTATTCATTGGACCTGTAACCATTTTTTCTAAGTTAGTAGTATCCTTAGTTTTTTCAATATCTTTAGGCAAATACATACTACTCAAATCTAATCCTAGTCCTGGAGGAAATGGATTCTTCTGACGACGTATATTACGAACCATATACATTAAGGCAGCTATAAGATCATAGTGACCTTGATCTGCTGACTTAGCGAACTTTTTAGCTTGACCATCACTATTAGTAGCTTTCCAAATAGCTGATTGTAATTGTAATATAAGATTCTTACATCTAGGATCTATAATTATTTTATTATCTGCTATAAATAAACGCACAGCGTTAACTGAGGCTTCCAGATCATCATTACGAGTTTGGCTAAAGGTTAGTCTATGAGTAGTATTAAGATCACTAATGATAATAGGATCGCCATCACAGAATCTCATATAAGGCTTCTTGCCGGCCCATAGCGCGTTTTCTTTTTGAGAAACGATGTCAGCTATCATTTTAGTATTGGGCTTGTTAAATAGGGCTTCGTCTTCGATTACAAGGCATGCTTTATAGAAGTCCCAATAACCAAATAATATTCCGGTATTATCTGTATAACCCAAGTCTGCTACTACATATCCATCAAAGAACATGGGTTTCATGATCTGATTATCAGCTACTTGCATACCTTGATTATAAGGTACGATTTGTTTAGTGATTTCAATTAATTTCTTTTCAGTAGCTTCGGGGATAACTGCTTGTTTTTCATCAATAATAAATTCAACTAAATATTCTCTACGCCAAGCAACGCTATCCTTGCCGCCTGATTCTTGCATGTATTCTTCTTTAACTTTATCACTTATCATAGGATTATCATCAATAGTTTTCTTAATCGAATTCCCTAGAGCTTTAGCATTATCATAGAATCCTTTAAAAGGATGTGCTGGGGAAATAGGAGGCGTAGAAGAAAGGATAATCTTACCATTAACTGTGATTGTTAAAGGACGTAGAATACTTTGAACTACATAATCCAATTTGTCCATAAATCCAGCTTCATCACAAATAACTAGATGGAATACCTGACCTCTTAAGTTCTCAGCACGTTCTGCATCAGTACCTGCTATATGAATTTCTGAACCATTTTTGAACTTGTAAACTTGATCATTTACTTTATATTCGGGGAGTAGATCTCTAGGACAATCGCTAAGGATTTCTTTAATACGAGGAATAATAATCTTTTTAACTGCTTTAGCTGTAGGAGCTAAATAACATATCTTAGCGCCAGGATGAAGCATAGCATATTCAATAGCATAGCCACAAAGAAGAAATGATTTACCAGATTGACGGCCACAAAGAACAACAAACATAGAACCAGTCATATTCTTAATTGCCTCATAAACTGATATCTGCATATCATGAAATTTCCATGAAACCAGACCCATCTTCCAGAGTGCTTCACAGGCTTTTGCTTTAGTTAAATCATTCATAGTAATTTATTTAGAACTGTCATCTGGTGATCCTTTAGCTGCTCTTAAAAGATCTATAATATTGTAGGGTATATCTAAAGGAGAGTTAATTGCTGATTTACTAGTTGTTCCTGTATCCTTAGATATCTTATAAAGAATCTCAAGTGCTTTCAAGTCTTCCAGGTCAAGTCCGAGTGTAGCTTCTTTATTATATAACCTATTGATTGCGCTATGTAAGATTGTTTCTAATTTATCATTCAACTCACTAGTCATATTATCTCGTAGGAGGAGTTCTAAGACCAACATGCATAGCAAGTCCAGATGCTTTATCAGCAACTTGACTTACCTTAGTAGCTAGATCAGCTATGGCTTGTTTATTTTCATCTGTAATTTTTTGATTACCTTGAGTCATTCTCTTCTTACCATAGTACAAGGATAATGTC